TCGACTTTAATTCCTTTGGCCAACTGTTCGGCATCAAAATCGGAAGGTTGTTTTTTGTCCGACAACCCACCTGGGATTTGATCTACCCACTGTTTAGCTACGATTCTAACGAGAGAAGCGGTTTTCCCTCGACCCTTGGGGGAATCGTCGAATTCTTCTTCGATTTGCTCCTCAGCCCATTGTTGAGGATCCTGACGAATCTGCTCCGCATCCTGAATCATCTCTTGGACCTCTAAACGATCCTCTGGGTCTTCCTGACGAGAAATAGCCGACCAATGAGGGGCATTTGTTTCATCGTACAAGGTATCTGATAATGCGGACAACGCCTCAACACAGTTCATGTACTGGCGGCGCATGTCCGAAATCTTCATGATGTAGCCCTTACCACCCAAGTTCCCGTCCGGGGAAATCCTAGCGGACTTCATTTTAGCAAACGTCTGGTAGGCAGACAAAGTGTGCCCTAGTGCTCCCAGAGTCGAACGAAGCACCGCTGCAAGGGGCTTCAAGTTCTTGGGGGAGTAGTTGAAATCCTGGACTAGCTTTCGCTCTGAAGCACCTCCAACACCAAAGGCCCAAGAGGATGCGTCATTCGACATATCCTTTCGGAAAATAACCTCACCGGCTGTTTTTTTGATGCCTTTGGACTTTAAATGCGCCAAGGCAACTCTTTTTGGATCAGGTTTCAACAGTATTCTCCTACCGAACGTGACATTATAGGATATTTAGTCAGCAAAGACCCCCGGACACAACCACCTTCCCCCAAGTATCTCCCCCTCAGTTCCGTCCCATACACCCCCCAAAATCTCTGCATTTCCCCCAATCCTCGCCGTACCACAAATAATGGCAGCACCCCGAATACTCGCGTTACCAAAGATTCTGGCTTTCCCGTAGACTTCCGCCATACCACCTACCAGCGAGAAATCGCTGATCTCCGCGTACCCATAGACCGTAGCTCGTCGATAGATCTGTGCCTGATTACGAATCTGACAAAACCCAAACACCCTTGCATCATCCATAATTCGGCAAGAGTCAAACAACTTGACGTGGCCAAAAACCTCACATCGGGAGGATATGGTCACGTAGGGATCAATCTCCACTGTTGAAGGGGGTTTTTTCATCCGAGGGTCATAATCAGACATTGCGAGTCACGATATAACGTACATCCGTTGTCTGGGCTGCTCCGAATTGAATGTCAAACCCATTCACGGTTTTGTTGGACACGAAAGGGATGTCAGTAATCAGAGCCGGTACAACCGTCGATTCCAAAGACACCGTATAGTTCACATCAGGCTGAGGAGCCGCAAACACAACTGGCACCACAGAAGACACCAAAAAACTAGCAGTTCCCTCCACATAAGACTCCTCCAATGTAGCTGTAGGTAAAGCTACTACACTGTTTCGATAGCAACGATCCAAGGCAAGCTCAAAGGTGCCGCCAAGAACAACATTTGTGATTCGTGAAGTGGACAATTGCGCCGAACGGTCACCGTTGAATGCCAATGAAGTCCACTGACAACTCGATCCCACCATGCTCCCTACCCCCTGAAGAAGTACCGCAGCAGAAGCACCTTGGACATTATTCAATGTCAAGGTTGTTCCAAGCACCGCTGGAAGGTTTGGATTTCCAGAGTCATACGAGAACGTAAGATTCTGCATGTCAAGAACTCCAGATACGTCCAATCCGGCACAATCCACTACCTCTACGGAAGACCCTACACCGGAACCTCGGAACTCACAGTCTTTGATCTGAAGGAAGTTTACCGAGGAAGCTAACAATTGTCTACCAGGCACAGAAGCTACCAATGTACAGTCTTGCAGTAAAATACGGTTCGAGGCTACCGCACTGTTGGGCTCGCCATCCTGACCACCCGTGAAGTTCGCGCCAGAAATCACAATGACCAAGGGTACCGTAGTATTCAATGTAAGTGCGTTGCCTACAAGTCCTGGGTTGACGGAACGGAGTGTGACTACGTTCCCTACGACGGTAGGGATCACCACACCGACCAGACCATTCAGGGGGTTCTCAATCGCCTCGACAGCGTTTTCAGCCGTCTCCGCAGTCGTAGCCCCAAGCTCGAACTCGAAAGCTCCAGGAGCCGTTCCAGCCGCCACCGCCGTCAAAGCTACACCGTTCACGAGGAACGTGTCGTTCACCAATGGCACGGATGCAAAAGTCACTGTCCCGGACGCAAACGTTGCGCTTGACACATCTACACAGGCATTAGCGCCGATTTGTTCGATCTCGACGTTTCGGATTTTGAGGACTTGTGGGACGGTGAACAACCCACGTCGAACGCGGATAGAACTCTGGGGAGTCAGGTTACGGATACGAACTCCTCTTGACAGACCAACTAGCTCGACACCATCCTTGACCCAAATGACATCTTCGGCATACAGACCGGGGGCAACGTAGATGACCCAGGGATTGTTCACGTCAGCACCATCAGGGACCGCATCTAATCCGCCTTGGATCGTCGTGATTGGATTACCATCCTCGTCCTTGCTGGCAGCCTCTCCCGTTTGAGAAACTACGATGGTGTTCTGTGCTCGCTGCAATCCAGCAAGCTCGGCAAGATTGATCCCTCCAGGTACACGAGGGTCCGTAAATCGGAGGGAGCCATCAAGCAATGAGGCTTCAACCAACCGTGGTCCTACCGGGGCGTCGGCATTTTCAATCTGGATAGCATCACTTCGGAAGGGTGGTTGAACGGCCATAAGTCACCTATTAGACGAACACGTCGTATTGCACTGGACCTGTGTAGGTGACGTTCAATTCGACATCGAACCCAGTAGTGGTTTTGTTAGTGATTCGGTAATCAATGAAGTCTTGGAGTGTGACATACACTCGGTAAGACGTATCCACAAAGGGTGTGGAGAATACTACCGATTGACTTACTTGATTCACGAAATTCAGTGTGCCATTGATTGCGCTTGTCTGTGCCACGAGATTTTGAACCTGATTCTGTGCAGTTTGGATGGACTGTAAGACATCCTGGGGGATTTGGGCCATTGAATTGCAAAGAAGCCCGTATGGACTAGTAATGTTCCGAACCCCAATCGTACCATTCTGATTCACTACAACCGTGAACGACCAAGACCCTAAACAGGGATCTCCCGTAGCAACGCGGTACGTAAAGCAGGATTCTTTTAGAGTCAGCACTGCCATCGGAATCACCAAATCCAGGACGTTTCCATACCGCGCTTCTCAAAGAAGTTCTTCAACTGCTCCAAAGCAACTACATCCGACGACCACACGTAGAATCCACCAAACTCCTCTTTGACGCCTAGATCTGGAATGTCCCCCACTCCAGCAATCTTGGTTTTACCATCACGGAAGGCCCGTAATAGGTTAGGGTAGTCCTTTGGGTTGGGGTTAAACACTCGAAACCTGTACTCAGGATGCGCCTGTTTAAGCAGCCAACTAGAGGCTACCTCCTTGGTCATGATGACTCGTTTGAGGGATAACTTGGACATTTCACTGACAAGCTACTTCGATACGTAGCCCCTCTACTTTGAACTTCCCATCCGGGTTAGCAATCTCGTCCGAAATCGCTGGAACCAGATTCTCCAAGTAAGCCAAGGCACCTACGATAGCGACACCCTTCTCACATTTGGCCGACAATAGCTGGGAAGCATAGTACTTCGCCATGCTCAACGAAAGTCCCGCCACATTGTCCACGATAGACTTGATTTTATCGTTCCCAAGGGGTCGCTTGTCCTGAATGGCCATGCACTCCGACAGGTCTACCTCGAAACCCGGAACGAAAATGCTCGTATCCGAGTTCTTTTTCAGGGCATCCTGAACCGAATCTAGACCCGCACCCAGCACGTCGGAGACCACACATCCAGCGAAGTCGTCATTTTTGATTGCCTCATTTCGCCCGATCATCGCGGCGATCTGGGCTGCCTCCAGGGCGGACTCGACGATTAGCTCATAGTCACCTGGGTTTGCAGTTTTACGGGATGGCTTGCACCCTAATGACCCAAGTAGGCACACCGAGAGAAGGATTGTTCCGAGTTTTTTCATGTTTACCTCTACCTGTGTGATAGTCATAACGTAATTATCGTCAGTCGATGACGAAGGACACCTTGGAGTCCCAAGAGGGCCGCTGGACCTCACGTTTAATGTTCAGATTGTCAGCGATGGAAGAAAATACCTTGGCATATTTTTCCATCTTGGGGTTTTCTGACATTCTTTTTGTTGACCGCATGAAGCGATGACGTACCTTGCCCTGGGTAACTCCCAACTGTTTGGCGACATCCGATTGACAGGTTGTCTCAAACATCAGGGTCATAATCCTCACGTCCTCCGGGTCGCTCAAAAAACCCCGCATCGCTTCCTCGACCTCTTCCACGGAGATATCCGGTAGAGAAAGAACGAACCTGATTCTATCCGTAGCCCTCTGTAAACGATAGTGGACGGTTGGCTGGGACACCTTGAAGATCTGGGCGATATTCGTCTGAGTCAGATGCTTGAAAAAATACAATTCGAAGAAATCGGCCTCTAGGTTTGGCAACCCCTCAAGGAGTTTCTGGACTCTCTCCAGTCGTAACTTGGACTCCTCCGACTGTTGGGGCTCGAATAAAAAGTTCTCCATGAACAGGAAGGAATCCTCGGTGCTATACCGGGCTTCGAGTTCGGAGGGATCAATAGTTCTGCAATCACTCCACGACGACTTCATCATCTTCGCTCCAATTCGTATCTAAAAACACTTTGGGTATCTTCGCCAATACCTCTAACGAACGAAGCACAAAATGGACGACCGCATGATCGCCCTCCACATCCTTGACCTCCCCTTCGAGTTTCGCATACACCCCCTCGGTCACCTTGACTACCATCCCAGGCACAATATCCGTGGACACCTCCTGAGCCAATTGCTTTTTTAACTCACGTATGTGGGCATCAGGAATAACGGACAGAACCCGCATATTCCTTACACCTACTTGAGCCATAACCTTTTCAATGTACTTCGACCCCTCTAAACGAAAATAACGGACTTCATCCAAGCCCGTTCCAACAAAAGCATACCCCTCCATGAGATGGACGGCTACTTTTTTGCCTCTCTTTTCGTAGATTTTAGATGGGACAAAGACGGGCCAGGTGTCATCTACACCTAGAACCCGTCTTATTTCGCTTTCAAATAAACCCTCCTCGACCAGTCTTTCACCGGGTCGAGTGAGTTCAAGAGCTACCCACGTTATTCCGTCTCGACGATCCGCCACGGTTTTCCTCCGTCAACTCCACAACCCTACGGTGCAGAATATCAGCGAATTCGTTCGAGGACAAAGCAGGTACTTTCGAATTTCCGATCGTTGGAACATGTGAGTTTAAACCTTGGGCTCTTGGGTCTACATAGACCCCAAGTGCTGTGACTACTGGTTCCATATTACCATAGTTACTTGGTTTTTGATCCGCGATCGGCGCAGAATTCGACAAGTCAATCTGTTTAAGTTGACTATGCCCGATTTCAGGGCCTTGTGCCTGTTGTACGGGTAGATTTACGACTTGGGTTGAAGTCGCCTGAACCACCAACCCCGTTCTTTTTTGGTGCAGCGAAGAAATGTCGCACAAAAGCATCGAGTGGTTCGAGTGTGCGGGGCGTGACCCAAACACCTGTGCGAACTGAATTAAGAATTCAGAGTGCTTGGTCCCCACTTGCTTGATCCTAGCGGAATCCCAGAAAGATGGGATTGCCACGCCTGGAGCATGGACCGTGCGGTACGCCAACATGGACAACTCTGCCAGGCTCTCATAAGCCGTTGCGGGAGACACCTTCATGGACAATTGCTGACAGGCATCAAGAACCTTCGCAAAGTCGCCTCCGATGTTATCTAACACGTCGAGGAACAACGGATTAGCGTCCATTTGGAGGTAGGTCGTAACATTGGTCACGTCCACCTTGCCAACAGTAGAGATCCCCTCTAGGGCTTTCAGACAGTCACGAATGTGACACTCGGTAGACTCGGCAATAATCTTCAACGCCTGGGGTTCATACTCGAACCCCTCTTTATCGCAAATCATCGCCAGATAGTCTGCAATAGCGTCTGGAGGCATCACCTCAATCTTGAACACAGGAGCGCAACGAGAAAGAATAGCACCCCGCATTTTCGAGGGCTCCGTAGTACAGAAAATACAGACTAGCTGTTTATCCTCGGTACCAGGGCGAGTATTCTCCAGGGGAAGTAGAAGGGCATCCATCGCTGACTTGGACAACTCATGGCTCTCGTCAAAAAGGTAGAGCCGTTGTCTGCCAGAAAAGGAGCCGTACTTGATATCCTCCACGATTTGGGCGATGTCCTCCTTTTTGGAGTGATTCGCCGCATCCACCTCCACGAAATCTTCGTGGGTTCTCATGGGATCAAGCATAGTCAAACAGGAGGGGCATTTGTCACATGCCTCCCCATCCACAGGGGATTCGCACAGTAGGGCTCTGGCAAAAATACGTGCTTGGGTAGTTTTGCCAGAGCCAAACTGTCCAGCAAAGACATAGCTTTGCCGAAAGCCTTGACGCTTTTTGACCAACTCCTTTAGAACAGAAATGGTCGATTTCTGCCCTAGTACATCACTGTACGCTCTAGGACGGTATTTGTCGTCAAGGCTCAAACAACACCTCAGTTCATCGCGTTGTCAATAATGTCGGCAGCGTCACCCGCAGCGCGACTACGCTTCTTGGGAGCGTCCTTAGCCGCACCCTCGAACATCTTCTCGACGGCGGTAAGGGTTTCATCGTCCAGCGGACGCCACATACCCCAGCGAGCAACCTCATCCTTGAATCCCGTGAAGTCCGGCTGACGAATCGAGCACTTGATCTCACCCGAGTTAGCATCCTCCTCCACGACAATGGAGCACAGGTGATGGTCGATAAGGGCCATTCGCTGCGTGTCGTTCAGAGTGTTCCACTGGTCCCCAGCAAGTTCGATGACGAAACGGTACTGATAGTTCTTGTCCGTCAAGAGAGCCAACGACGGAGGTGCTTTCTTCGTCTTACCCAAGCACACCTGCCCGTTGGAGGCACTTGCCTTCTCACGGAAGATAATCACGATCTCATCCTGGATCAGAACGAGACTTGGGTGATACTGATTGATAAGGTCGATCATCATCTTTTGGGTCTCTGGACCCGCTTTCCACATATCCATTGCCATAGTAGTGTTTCCTTTCACAAGTAGAGTTTGAATGACTCTTGCAAGCTCTTTACGCCTCCGCGAGTCCAAATTGCACCGGGATCATCCCCGGTCTTACCATACGCGACCATTCTACACGAGATCTTCCATCTTTGTAGATCCTCGAAGGCTTTCTTCATCCCTCTCCGACCCGCATCATCTTGGTCCAAGCAAAGGTTGACATGGTTTTTCCACCTTCGTAGGAACTCCAAGTGTTTAAAGTTCAAGTGCGCTGGTCCAACCCCGATAATAGCACAGTCAGGGAGGATATGTTCCAGGGCGAACAAATCGAACACCCCCTCGACAATCCAAATGTCCGCCCCCTTCCAGATCCGGTGCATCGCTTTGGGCATCCCATGAAACACGGGATTCCAGGAGGCTTCCTTCAAGTGGAAACGGATCAAATCCTTGGCCTCAACGCTTCGGGAGTCGAAACCAATGAGGGCTCCCAGAGGACTGTAAATCGGAAACATGAGTTTTCCCTCAAAAAACTCGAAGTGCTTCCCGAACTTAGTAGCGAACTCGGGGCTAGGACACTCTGACACAGGAGGGACAAAAGTTACCACCCCCATCTCCTCAATCGTGTTCGACAAAGCCCCACGAGCCAAAAGGTAGTCCCGAGCCTCCTCGCTCAAATAAGAGTCACGAAAGGCTTCACTCAACCACTGTTGCATTGTCATAGGCGATTGCAACCCCAAGTCTAGGATTGTGGATCAACACAACCTTCTCACCCGTTCTGAATACCCCAATGCTTCCAAGGTACCCTCGTTCCTTTGGAACGAATACAAGGCATCCCTTGGGAACCCAAGAAACCTGAACAACTTCTTGTCCAAAAGTGTCCTGTTTCGGATGAGCTAAAATCTCAATCTCCCCAAATTCATTGAGATGTTCGAGGCAGGCTTTTACGCCTTCCTCTGACATAGGGAACACATTTCCCCACCGTTCCTCAATAGACTTCTCCAGAAGGTCCAATAGCAGGTTCCTCTGAAGATAACTCATTTTTGTAGGAGCCGCCCGGACTTGACTGTTTTCTCCGGCTTTCTCGATCCATATCAGGCCCTTGGGGGAACTCACCAAGAAGGGGGCTAAATCCGGGTTTACCTCAAACTCCATGAGGAGAGGAACCTGCTTGTTTTTGATCAGGTGGTTCAGGTTGACCAATTCGGCAATCGAGTTGTTAGGTTCCGTCATCTTCATTCTCCAAGTCTATGTTCTGGAACACACGAGAGAGGCTAAACACCCCTTGCTTATCCGGGGTCGAATCCCCTAACACCCACAGGAGGGCGATTACATCCGGGTACTCCTTGGCCAAAAAACTGAACTCAACCTCGGTCCCATCCAGCCCAAGCCTTGACGCAAACATGTCTTTCAAGATCTCTGCCTCATAGCGAAGGGTGAAATAAGGGCAGGATTCCGCCTGTTTCATCCCTCCCATGTTCGGGTCGCAGATCATGTCTGTTTGATCCACGCTGTCATTTTTGAATGCGCAGACTCGGAAATTCTGGTGACCATGAGGGGTTCGTAACTTGACTAGCTTATTGCTAGCACAGTTTTCTGGAGAGCACTTCATTCTCGCCTCAAGAAATTTCTTCTTGTGACGGAAAATAACCTGCTTCAGCTTGTGGCGAATTTGACTCTCGGTTTTCATTCGCTAGCCTTTCTGACCAGAGGTTTAAATTTCGCTTTTGTCCCAACCTTGTCTACATGATACGCCGTCTGTGCCGCTCCCACAACCGCATCATCGTGACTGATAAGGAGCATGTCGAAACCTAAACGCTCACACAGAGTAGACAAAAAGCCAGCCGCCCTGTCCACATACTTATCTGCCACCGCTGCCAAAGTCTCATCCATAATGAGGAAGGGACGTAACCCTCGACGGTAGATAACCGAGATACGCATGAAAACCTCTTCCATAGTAAGAACAGCACCTCCGAAAAGGTCATCGCTCATCCCTTGGATTTCGGTCCCATCCTCCCGTTTCTCTACCGTGTACATGGTCACGGATATTTTACCACGCTGTTCGTCGAGTTCGGTCTTCACGGAGAGGTTCTGGTCATAGAAAATTTCCTGCAAGCCCTCGGTTTGCAGTTTCTCAATCGCTGATACACCATCCGTTACCTCCTCGTCAATTAAACGCTTGATGAGGGCAGCTACCAATTCAAGTAGCTGCTCCTCATTCTCCAGAGCCTTGATTTTAGAGTCGTTTTCCACCACCTGATTTTGGATAGCGTCACGCAAGGCTACCGCCCGGTGAAGAAGAGCGGTAGCCTTGGAAACGGAAGGTGGGGGAGTCAACGAACTCATGTCAACCAGACTAGGACTGTCGTGTATACCCCACTGTCACGCGATTCTTTAATGCGGACGTATCCACTCTTGACCTTGCCCTGGTCATTGAGTTTTGCGTTCACACCAAGGGTGATCGTGTCATTCTTGGTCTGTGACAGGGCCTTGAGGACGTAAGTGTTGGGAAGATCGAACCCTGTGTCTGGAAGGGAGGGGGCCTCCTCCTTAATCTTCAACTCCTGAATCTCCATGTGGAGAGTGTCCTTGGAACCCGATGCGCTAGCCATACTGACGTACAACTCGCCCTTTCCGACTCGGAAAGATACTCGGGTATCCTCCTTGGATGCACCAGCAGCGAGCGCGCTAAGCGAGGATTTTAGGTCTGCTACCTTGACAGTCACAAGATACTGGTCCTCCTCATCCGAGACGTTGATATCAGGGAAGGCATGAGCGGGGCGTCCAACATTGAGGATGCTCCCATCCCCACGAATAATGAACATACGGGACGAATGCTCACGAACCTCCACGTCTTCCTCACCGGATGCGCCTAGAAACGCATTGAGGGAGGGGATGTCTTTCCCATGCACTCGGAAATTTGCGGTTGCGAACACGGGAAGCTCTACAACGCCCAGAGAAGCCTTATCCGTTGCCATGAGTAGCCGCTTGCCGTTGACTTCCTTAATCTCGGTCACGGCCAAGGCAGGGCGCTTCACGTCCTTGTCCGAAATGAACATCTTGACGTGATTTAGGGCGGCATGTAGCTGACGGGCCTTCATCGTGTACCCCTTCTCCGTCGCGGAGAAGGTCTCATCCCAATAGGGGAAATGCTCGGGGTCCAAGGAACTGAACTTGACCGATCCCTTGGGACTAGACGCCGTAACCTTGTGGTTTTCGTACTCTAGGGTAAGTACCGAATCCTCGACGGCAGAAATCCACTGTTTCAGTCGCCACGCCTCAACCGTAAAAGACCCCTCATCGGAGGACTTACAAATCAAGGGGGAAACCAAACCAATGCGACCATTGTTGGCTAGAACCTCGGTTCTCTCGTTCTGTGTACGGAAAACTAGGTGGGTGGTCAAATCACTACCCGTGCTAGCCGCCGCAATAGTCACTACCTGTAGGGCACTCTCTAAATCTCTCTTAGTAACCTCAATTTTCATCTTGAATCTCCTGTGTATGCACTCAAAGCCTGCTCAGCATTTTTGATGTCAGTCTCAAGTTCTTCGACTTGAGACACGTAAAGTCTCTCTAGCTCTGCAATGACCTCATCAATCTTGGAGGGATCAATCTTTTTCGACCGACATTCCTCCTCAATCTGGGCCAGGTTTTTCTCCGCTTGCTCCTTACGTCCCTGCAATCGCTGGACTTCAGTTTCAAGCGAACTCCGTCGCTTAATCAGCGAACTCAGTTTGTCATCCAAATCCATATCCGTATTACTCCAAAAGGTCGTCTATGGAAAACCCAATCTCGACCGGACCATTTTTCAGATAGTTGTTGTCCGTCACGATAGGGAGTGACGAACCTTTCTTACCCCGTTTTCTCCGGTTATTTTCCTTCTGTGCCTGTCGCTCTGGACACATGTCCTCAAAGTCACAGTTTTTACAGTAGGAGGGTTGAGGATTTGCGGGAAAATCCTCCTTGATCATACCCTGACGAGCAACAACTGCTCTATCCGAAAGCGACTTCAAGTCCCTGCTTGTGTACTCAATCCAATCCACCCCGGACTCCCCAATGGATTCGTCATAGGGGTAGCGAAACCACACGAAGGCCAAACGATCGGGTAAGGCTTGGTGAATCAGAGAGAAACACAGGGCGTAGTAGCGCAACTGGTCAGGGTTCACGTTTTTCATCTTGGTCTTGCTGTTCTTGCCGTCCAAGATCATCACCCCGCTGTCCTCCCTCTGAATGATGAAGTCCGCACGTCCAGAAATCACTAGGTCATCCGTCAACTGAGCTTTTAGCTCAACCTCGGACTTCGCATAAGGTCCAAGTAGCTTTTGACCCTTCATGGTCTTCAAATACCCCAGGACACCGTTCTCGCAAGTGTCATGAATCTCCTCAAAGGAGATCTTCCCCCAATCGACGTAATTTCTCTGAAGTTCCTTGGATAGTTTTTCAGCGGTGAGCTTACGAAGCGTGGTTTCCAGGGGAGCGGACGTATCCTTCCATAGCTCCTTGTTGTACAAGTCTTCCAACACACCCTGGATGACAATTCCCATGACGGCATGATGCCGAGAACTCTCTGGTTTGGTCTTACCCTTGCCCAAACCATTTCCAAGGTCAATAGTAACCCACCCATAAGTCCACAGGAATTTCTGGGGGCAGTTTTCGTAGTCGTACAAATGCGACCAGAACAAAGGCTTCATGTTTGCCATGCTTGATATTACCGCTTAGAAGCCCTCTCTAGTAGCTCCAAAGTCCTTTCTTTCACTGCGTTGGGGATGTTCATTCCCTGAATACTCTCCGTGAGTTCACCCTTCTCACGTTTGGTCAATGACTCCTGTACCTCGTTCACGAAGGCATCAATTGTCATCGCCTTGGCCTCCTCACGGACTCGCTTCTGGAGATCAAACACCTCCTCTGCGGGCCGTACATTCAGCCGCTCTACTTGAACATCAATCCTGCCACCACTACCGACTTCTCCAAAGGAGATGACTGCGACCCCTGGAATCCGAGTGATGTTATCTTGGGTCAAGGAACCTCGCGTCAATGAACCAATATTCACGACCCACTTGTTCGGAGCGATCTCAGTAACCCCCTGGTCCTGATGCCAGTGACCGAACATCCATACATCCACCTCCGGGTTTAACTCCAGTAGGTCGGAGTAACGAACAATATCCTCTCCGGCAAACATAGACCCGCCCTGGGGTGAGGCTAGAACGTGGGCCATGACCACTAAATAATCAGCGTCCCCCTTCTGGATGTCCTTGAAGTAGGACATGTCGTATTTAGGTCCGTGGTAGGGTATTCCTTCAACCCTGACCTTACGGGCATAGTCGTCGAACACAACCGAATGTCGATCTACGATCTGTCCCTTATCTCGAACCGTGTAGCATCGCTTGAACACCCCTGACTCCATGAGGGAGCCCAAGGGGCCTTCTGGAAGGGCCGATAGCTGACTCTGACGACAATCGTGATTACCGACATTTGCATAGACCGGACAAGGGTATGTCGAATGGAGAGAAATAACCCGTTGCATCAGCTTGTGACTAATGCGCATGGGCACCTTGGGATCAAAAAAATCTCCCCCGTCCAAAATAGCATTAGCTCCAACACGTAGGGCGATATCACCTACCTGTTGGAGACTATCTAGTACCTCTGTCATCCAATCGTCAGTGCGACTGGACGGAGTATGGTCGGAGCAATGAACGTCCGTGCGCCAGACTAACCTAATCATCCATGCTTATACGCCATTTCGATGGCGTTCATGAGCACCTGATCGATTTTCTCACGGTCTGGGGAATTAGGCAATACGCTCGTCTTGTACGCCTCGGAAATCTGATCCTCCAGCATTTTTGCCTGCTCCATTAGATGCTCATAGGACCAAGCGCCGTCACGAATAGACATCAATTCCTCGGCATCAGGGCGCTTCACTTGCAGCCCCTTCCCCTGCAAAATTTCCAACCCCGTGCGCATCAGTCGAATTAGGTGACTAGCGTGCTTAGTGTCGAATCCATGCTTGGCTTCTAGCTCACTACGAGCCTCGTTTCGTTCACGCTTCCACGTCTGGTATTTCTGCCAGTTTTGACGGGCGCTACGGTATCGCTTCTCCTGCTTGACAACATGGAGCACGTCATCCGTAATTCCAAGTGTCGTAGCCGCCACAAGGTACATCGACTCCTGTAGATCCTTGACATCGACGCCCATCGAAGCGGCATAGAAATCCTGAATACGCATCCGTAGCACGTCCTGTGCTGCCCCGCTCAACTCCAAGTTGTCCTCGGACAGCCATTGACGAATCATCAACTGGACAGTCTCCTCAATCTGGTCCCGAACATTCGAGGGGATTAGGGACGACTCTGGTAGTCCGAAGTCCGCACGAGTGGGCTCTTGCTTGGGGGGATTGAGCAACCACTTACGATGAGACTCAATACGCTGGAGTTGCGAGTGCGCGTACCCGGTGTACGTATACTTGACCTTCTTGCTCAAGAAAAGGTCACGGTTTGCGCGGAGCAAATCCCATTCGTCTGTAGACTGGAGAACGTCACGCTGGTCGAGGAAAATCAACTCAAGCACGTTGGGGTTGGCATCAGCAGCCAAACGAACATACTTCGTGATGTCGAAAATCGTCAGATCGAGCTTCCGGTGAACCTCGTAGGAAGGGCCAGCCGTAGGATGCACGAAAATCTTGTGCATCGCCTCGGTGGAGCGTGGACCCCATGAACCTTCCTGGTTCATGGTTTGATACTGCTCGAAAGTCTTCCAAAACGACCGACGCACCGTATCCGGTGGGACACACACACCTCGAACGTCCACGTCCGACGTAGGTCGAGCCATCCCATACGCATGGGAACCGGACAACCCCAAGAAAATCGTGTGCTGGTCAATGTCGAAGTGCATGACAAGATCTAAACGCCATCGTAGACCTACTCTTTACAGAGGATCTGTCCGCAAGTAGGACACTCATTCACCCCGTCAAACATGGAAGCAATCTCTGCTAAGGCTTGCTCCAGCTTGCCTTGTGAGGCTGCGGCCTGGGTATCCGCGTCTTTTTGCGCGACTTGCGCGTTTCGTAGTCTAGTACGGAGAGAAACACACTCATCCAAAAGGTGCTTGATTTTTTGCGCCTTCTGTGCTTTCGCCATGTCGGGGATAGAGATCTCGGGGACATCCTTGGCGACATCTACCGCCTGTCGAGCCGTAGACAATCGCTTGCTCAACTCCCGAACCTCTATCAGTCTTTGCTTGACCTCTCGAATTTTCTGTGCTTGATTTTCAGAGGGTACAGACAGAGAGCCCACACCGTCAAGAGCATCAAGTTCAAGACGCGCTCGATCTCGACGAGCTTTCAGGGTAGCTAGCTCCTCACACAAAGCCATCATTTTTTCGAGCTTGGTTTTCCTAGTCTCCACTTGGGAGATTTTCTCTACCCAAGTATCCAACCCGTGGTAATGAGTGAGCTTCTGTTGTAGTTCCTTGGCGTCTTCACGCCGAACTCGAAGATCCCCCTTGGCTTTCTTTCGGTCGCTGTCACAGAGCTTGAGAGCACGATTTAGTTGGTTGACCCTATCTACGTCAGCGATAGCTTCCGCTAGTACGGAACCGGGTTTATCCAACAGGAAATTGACGCCCCTCAACTGAGGGGCAATCTGGGGCCAGTATTTCTGTTCTTGAAGCGTGACAGGGTTCACACCGAACTCGGTTAGCTCCAAAGGTGTCCCAGCCCCAACATTATCGAACACCTTGCCATTGATCACATATCGGTTGACTTTATTCCCCTTCTCCCATACCACCGTATGGTTTTCGTCGAATTGGAGTTCAACCGAAGAATGATTCGACCCATGCCGAACAAAGCTAGTGCCCGGTGTGTTCATAAACACACCTTGTATGGCTCTGAACAACGCCGATTTTCCGGCATTGTTGGTACCAGTGACAACCGTAAAGCCGTCAATGGTCAGAGACACGTCTTCCAACGACTGGAAGTTCTGGACACGTACTTTAATCGGCATGGGTCTACCACGTTACCCGTTTAGGAGGGCTTGCACCTCTGCATCAAGGGAGTTGTCATCCCCATCTTCATCCCCGTCACCATCATCGAAGATTTCCTTCGACGTGGAGGTGGCAAGAACACCCTCACCGGCCATGTACGGCTTCACCTGTGCCTCCAGGACACTGATGAGTTCGGGGTTTGCCATCATCATAGCGCGGAGCTTTTCCACACCCTGTAGACGAATGGAGTCCCCATCGGGCTTGTTCCACTCCAGCCAAGAAGCGGACTTCTTGATCAGATTGTGAGCAATACCGATTTCCATCATGGAACGAAGATCATCAATTCCCTCACCCCATCGGATGTAGAAGGTTTCCTCGTTGCCCTGTTGTGGAGACACCTTGCACTTGTCGAGCTTCGCCTTGATGACTGCTCCAATCACACGTTCCTCCGTTGAGTTGGAGAGTGAAGAATAATCCGAGGATTTCTCAGTCTTGATTCTCTGGAGCTTCATACGAAGCGCGGAGTAGAATTTCCACGCCTTACCACCCTGAACCGTGGAGGTGTCCCCATAGCCCATTGTATTGATTGCATCACGCATCTGTGAAATGCCGATGATCGTACTTCCCGTCTTTTGAGTGCGGGATCGGAGTTTGGGAAGGAACTGCGACCATAGCAAAGCATTAGCACCTACCTGAGCGCGGTCTCCAGTCTCCTTGATGGACTTGTCGAAGTACGCCCTCGACACACCAGCACCAACCGAGTCGAACACGATAAGGGACACACCCGCTGAAGCCATTGTAAAGGCCACCGCCATACCATCCTCAAGGGTTTCCGGCTGGGACAACAGAAACTTCGTGTCATCATGTACCGGGACACCTAACGCTACTGCGTATTCAGGGACAATTTCGTTTTCCCAGTCAATATAGCACACCGTTCCACCGTTCTTGATGGTAGTAGCAGCGGCAGTCAAAGCTAAGGAGCTTTTCCCGCTCGATTCATGTCCGTACAGGTTAATGATTCGCCCCTTGGGCAAACCTGGACATGGGGACACACCATGCTTATTTGGTTTACCTCCGATTAGATAGTCGATGACCATCGAACCCGTAGGAAGATGTGGTAGTGATTGTGATAGCTGACTGACATCTAGCTTGGTCTGCCAGTCCTCCGACTTCAGGGCTTGGCTCAAAGCCGACTTAGCCTGGAGAAGTGGGTTGCTAGAAGATCCCTGTGATTCAGCCTTTTTAGGTTTTTTTGTTAGTGCCATTGTCATCATCCTCTTTGGAAAACAGAAAGAAACGGTCGTTCTCACGATGAAGAATTCCCTTCATCTCAGTTTGACCTGCCTTTTTACCCCGTTGGTACGTGTGTATATGCGTGAACGCCTTCAATTCGTAAGGTGACAAGTCACTCTCTTGAATCTTGTTATCGTGGAGCATCCAAAAACGTCCGGCTGCTCTTGCAACATGATAAGCATCAGCTTCATTGTGATCCCATTTACCCTTTCCTCCTGTATCCTCCTTTGCAGCATCTACCATGTCAGATTTCATCATTTTCCAACCATCGGGTCGGGTGACAAGTTCTCTGGCAAATGCTTTCACCTGTGGAGGTGCATACATCACAACATCCTTTTTGGTCTGTTTGATGGCATCGAGACTAAATAAGAATAGAGCATACATGCCTTCGGAGTAAGACTCCCCCAACACTGGATGCTCTATTCCCATACGGTCTGGGTTTTCTGTCAGAATGAGTTCTTTCAGGGATTCACGCAAATGAACGTAACGGTCAATCTCATACTTAAACTGCTTGGAAGCAGTCTTGAATCGACTTCGCTTGATACATCTATCTACTCCAGTAGCTTCCGTATCATGCAAAGCCCAGCCGTAATTAGTAAGGGAGGGGTCCAATCCGAGAATAATCATGGGTCAGACCCCTCTCTTATCTAGTATCAAGCGATGTCGTCTAGCATCCCTGAAATGAGGCTACCCACAGCAGCACCATCAGACGATACGCTGTTGAACTCATCGGGCGTTGCCGATGATTTGGGTACCAACCCAAGAGCCTCACGAAGCTCCTGGGGCTTCATGCGCTTACCCAACTCAGCCTCCAAGTTAGGTACGATCTGGCGTGTTCGAGAGATCACGAAATCCGCAATCTCCTTGGCCTCTGGCGAAGATGCAGAAAGCATCTTACGGAACAGAGAGTCCTGTTGTGGCATGAAAGTCCAATCCTGGAAATCCACATTCTTCTTGGGGTCAAGCTCAGCCTGCAAGTCCCAGGAATGCAGTGGGTAAGACCGCATGTGGAACTTCTTCAGTTGCTCATACTTACCGGCAGAAATCACCCAAGGTTGAACCTTTGGCTTCTGCGAGAAAAGTAGGGCCTTGGTAACATTGCCCTCTGAATCAGTTGGCCATGATACCACGACGGTAGCAACACGCTGATTTGACTTTTTACCAGGGGCCACTTGCTGCACGATGTTTCGGATTTCATCCGAATCAATGATGAGGTAGCCCAACTTCTCAATGTAGACTACCTCCCCACTTACGAAACGTGGGGACAGCTTTGAGGGGTTTTCAGAAAACCCCAGAGCCTCTGGGTCAAGGGAGTCCTTCGAGAAGGTATCCTTTTCGATACCGGGGAACCAAGAAAGCCCAAGGCGGTAAACCTTGTCCTTCTCACCCTTGAACTTGGGAATACGTGTGGAAATGTGGGAATCGTTATCAAAACCGAATGACATTGTTGTTTCTCCTTTTTAGGCTTGTCGAAATGACGCGCCAATTGCTATACTCCAAACACAGTGAATGTTTCACAGATCTTCAAGCAAAGAACTCACTGCATTAGACACTTCTTTGCTTGCCCCAATGTTCGGGCTGTTTGTATCATCCTTACGTGAAAGGAAGGAGTCTATATCGTCACTAGACTGACCTCCTAACACTAGGTTCTTTTTTGAGGCAGGGATCAAATCATCATAGGTGTTGGACTTGGGGGAATCCTTGGCCAATTCAACCAGTGACTTTTTGTTCTCCTCTGGAGGTGGGAGATCGTCATCGTCGTCCCCCCACTCATTCTGCTTATCAATGCCATTGAGCATGGCATCAAGATCATTGGATGCGGTAAAAGTGGATTGACCGGAACCTTTGCCCCATCGGGCTCCCATGCTCAAGTCATGGTCGATGAGCTTCATTTGATCCCTCATACGACCCTGAATGTCCTTCAAGTCAGTACGTTTGGCCTTGATGACAATCATCACCTGTTCCAAGTCATAGACCTTGAGTTCAATCTCTCGAATCAAATCCTTGGACTGTCTTAGCCGAACATCGGCCTTGGCCTCTCTCTCCTTTTGAGAGCGTTCCTGACGAACCTCAAGGTCATTGACCATTAGATTCAGTTTGTCCAACTCGTAGATACCAGTCAACTCCGTTAGATACCGCTTGTAGGCATGAAGGTCTTGGCTCACCTGCAAATAAACTGACTCAATCCGATCAAGGTGGAATCGGACCTTGGCGATTTTTTCGTTAAATCTCCGGGGTCCGAATTGAATCGGATCGGAGTCCAACTGGACACTCATGCTTTTTAGCTCGTTGAAGATCTCCTCAATTCGAGGAGGATCTACAACTGGAAGTTTACGGGATTGCATCATTTGATTCTTTCTAGAGCCGCCTGAATGAGTCCTTGGAAGTTCTTCTTCACGGCTTCCTTCTGGTCAGCATAATAGTCTTTGGTGATACTACCATTCGCACGAGCAGCATCCAGTGCCGCCATTGAAGCGTTCATTTGCACGACATACATGGCAACCGAAGCCTCCTGCAACGTCATCCCCTGGGATGCCTGTTCCTGGTCCTCTGTCGAAGTGCTCATCAGATCAGCACCGGGACCACCATAGTCATCCTGAATACTGTCCCAAGCGGCAGAAAAACCTGCGAAACTATCACCGTCACGGCCCTTGACGGACTTGGTAGCAACTACCTTGGTGATACGGATTTTCTTGACAATGCGAGCTAGAACTTCACTACCTTTGTTTTCTTGTGACATTTGATTTTACCCTATGCGAAAAGCTATGGGTTCCTTTCAATGAGCTATACGCCAATCTTCAATCCTCGTTTTCAGCGAACTTTTGAATCCTCTGTGGGAACAAGGTGTTTCTCATGTCCACCTTATTGTTGTCCACGGAGGACTTAAAAGCATCCCAGTGGCCGATGAGGATCACTCGCTTTTTCGCTCGTGTGATCGCCGTGTAGACAAGGTTTCTCTGAAGCTGATTCCTAAAAGACCCTACGATGGGCATGAGGATCACATTGAACTCCTGACCCTGACTCTTATGGCAAGTCACACAGTAGGCTAACCTCAAATGGTTTGCAGCCTCCTTGAAGGGTAGTTTGATATGCAACACCGGAGGCCCGTGAATCTTAATCTCCACCTCCTTGAGCTTGTGGTCCAAGCGAACGATTTTTCCCACGTCGCCGTTGAAAATCTCGTACTTGTAGTTGTTCTTGGAGACCATGATACGGTCCCCCTCTCTCACGGTATCCGATCCCAAGCGTAGCTCCCTCAATCCAGGAGACATGGGGTTGAGAAGTTCTCGAATCTTGACGTTGAGATTCGTAACCCCAAGGGTTCCATTGTGACGGGGGGACAGGACTTGGAAGTTCTCCCGCTTCTCGTAGAGCTTGGTAGCGATATCAATGAGCGTGTCTAGGACTTTCCCCTCATCCTTAATCTCCATGAAGGAGAAGTCCTTTGAGGGAACCTCAAAGTGAGGAACACGACCATCCTGAATCGCGTGAGCAGCAATTACAATGTCACTTGTGTCTTGTTGACGGAAAATGTCCTTCAGTGAAACCACAGGGAATCTCCCGCATGAAATCAAATCGTGGAGAACATCCCCTGGACCAACGGAGGGCAACTGAGCGGCATCTCCTACGAAAACCAACCGGGTAGTAGGGGATGTACAGGACAGTAATCGAAACAGAAGGTGTTGATCCACCATGCTGCTTTCGTCCACAATCACCACTTCGGCTGGGTGTGGACTAGACTCGGAGAATTCCCAAAATTCCGTGGAGCCATCTCCATCCGTTCCAGATACGGAGTTTTCACCGACTACACCAGCATAGGTAACCTCCCGGTCATCCTCCCCCTCGATGCCTTTAGCTCCAAAGGCACGATGGATCGTAGAAGCCTCCGCACCTGTGACTGATTGAAGTCTTTTTGCGGCAATACCCGTGGGAGCAACAAGCAAGAACGGGATCCCAGCATCCTGAAGAACCTTCACAACGACCTTCAAAGTCGTTGTCTTACCGGAGCCGGGTAACCCTGTCAGAATAGACACGGCGGAGGTCAGGGCATTGACAGCCCCCTGTCTCTGCATGTCCGAGAGCAGCAACTTGCTAGTCGAACCCCATTCGTCCAAAGCACAACCGGCGATGTTCTCCAGTGTATCCCCGGCTTCAAAAAGTTCCCTGGTTTTCTTACCAACCGTGGCAAGTCTAGCGAGGTACTTCTCCAATGACTCTCCTTCGAGGTGAGCTTGCTTTTTCCTTTCGACTAGAATCTTAGCGCACTGTTCCTCCAAATGATGGAACCAAGGTTCATACACCGCGATAGTGCCCGATTTCGTTTTATTGTCAAGGACAAGGAGCTTTTGCTCCTTGCTCTTCTTCAAGACCGTAGCGATCTGCATCGGGGTAGCCCCTGGAATGAGATTCATGATGTAGTTGGTCAGAATCTCCGGGGTGATGTAAAGATGACCCTGATTACGCTGGGACTTTAATGTGTAGAGAATGGCGCCCTGAACTCTGTTGTCCTGGTCCATTGGCAACTGGAGTTTTCGCCCAATCTCATCCGCCTGGTCGAAAGAAATCCCATCAATCTGAACCAAGGCCCAAGGATTCGATGAAAGGATCGTCTCTGACTCATCCCCAAAGGTTCTCCATATTTGGTCAATCTTGACCTTGGGAATATTGAAGTTGCTCAAGAAGTTGAGCGCCTGAAACATCGTCCGAGCACTCTTCCAACGGGCATTGATATGCAGGGCAGTGAATTCATTGATCCCGGAGATCGTTTGCAAGTCTTCAACGGAAGACAAGGCTTGAGAAAACTGATCCTTGAACTTGGACTCAATCAACCGTAGAAGAACATCCGATACACCATGACCTGACAGAATGTTGATGATAGTGTCGTTGTCCCACTCACCCTTGACGATTGGAGCCTTTTCGATTTTTAGCTGCTTCCCATACTGTGGGTGCATGTCCCAAACAGCTTCGAACCCAAACCAGACTCCAACTTTAATACGGATACCGGGGATGTTCCCCCGAGCTACGACGGGTTCGGTTTTTCCATCGAGAAGGACTCGAAGCACGAAGAAACTTTGAGCGGTGTTCTCAAAAAGAACGGAATGAACCCTGCCTGAAAAATACTCACTCATCGCTATCCTTTGCAAGCCCTTGTAGGTCAGAGATATACGCCTTCAACCCTTGCAATTTGTCGAGTAGAACGTCAAGAGGCGCATCCTGAAAGTTATCTGGGTTGAACGAATTGATCTCCTCCTGCATTTTCTGAAAGTCAGGCTGATTGATAATCAGCAACCGAGATCGATGACCTACCAAATAGTCAAGCCTAATCTCATGCTTGATTCCGTCCTCGGTCTCTACCACGTAGTCATCCCCCTCATGCCGAAGGATGCCCGAGACGGATAACTCATAGAGAGAGTTGGGGTTTGCGTGATGTCCGAACGGACAGGTAGCTCCCTCGTAGCTCGTCTGGTAGTAACAGCATCCCCCACCCCATAGTTCTCGACTCGGAGGCTCTGGAGGAAAATGATGGGCAACCACTTGGACTTTTTTGCCTACATAGTAAGACATGTCCACTGGAGTCGCACCTGTAGTCTCATCTACGACATGGGGGGTGTTCGAATCTTGGAGGTAGAAAATACCTGTGAGATTTAGCACACGTAAGCGTTCCATCTCCTCCTATACGCCCTTTTGAGGGTGCGGGATTCGCGCAGAGAAAAAATACTCCCGACCCTGTAAAAAAAACCCTGTCTCTCCGTTTAGAGGGTATGGCAATCGAGACCTACAACCTCCGAGACACGAACCGAGTCATCACCAAGTCCTACGAGGGCTGTGTTGTGGAGAAGTTCGTCCGATGCAACCGCGTCATGTCGGATATCTACGCCGACGAGTACTACGCGATTGCGTGGGATGAGTCCAAGGGTACGTGGGAGACCATCCAGTACTCTTCCTCGTTCGAGTGTGATATGAACCGTGGAAGCGCGACCGTGGACGCGACCCCGGAGATCATGGATCGTTACCTGGCAAAGCTGGAGGCCGAGGAGCGTATCCGTGAGGAGGCCGAGAAGGCTCGTCGAGAGCAGATCCGTCTCATCGAGGCCAAGATCGCCCACAACGCCCCTACCATCGGTAAGGAGATGGTGGTAGCCAAGGGCCGCAAGGTGGCCAAGGGCACCAAGGGGATCGTGTTCTGGGTCCGTGATGGTCGGGTCGGTCTCCGCACCTCCGACCGCAAGGAGGGCAAGAATTGGGCGGATGTGGTGTGGGTCACCGCCTCCAACCTGGAGTCCACCATCCCCTTCGAGGGCTCCGTCTGAACTTTACCCTCACCCTCCGGTGTAAAAACTGGAGGGTCAAGACGTTTTCTTGGAGAGATTCGTCATGCACCGTCCAAAGCTAGTCAACTTTCACCCCTCCGACTTCACCCAGGGACATTTTGTGCAAACGTCTGTGTGCGGGCGATTCACCATCGATCTGGAACAGAAGAGGAATGGTGCCGTGTACCTGATCTTCAAGGACAACAAGCAGGTCGCTGTGCGACACTCCCTTGAAGACTCCCTTGCCACGGTATATTTGCTGGCCTAAACGCCTCATCTTGATTCACCCCCGGTGTAAAAAATCGGGAGTGGGATAAGACAATGCAGATCTTCGACAAAGTTCACCTCCACAATCACCCCATCCTGTCCTTTGTGGGTCTGCTCAATGAGCAAGCATGAAAAAAGGAGCCTGTCACCGGGCTCCTTTCGCTTTTAATTCGGTCGAGCTATTGTTTTCCTGATAACCCATCCCTATATTGGTAGAGACATGAGGAAACCTCATAGACCCCAACCTCTCCAGGAGAATCAAATCTCCCTGCCTATGATGTTGCCTCCGCCTCCCGTAGAGGAAAAGAAAAAACCCGCCCCGAAAAAACCTGACGTAGACTTCAACGTCGATTTCTACCTGTGAGCCATTGACTCGCAACTCGATGTGGCAAGTCCTTCTCGGACATACCAGAATCATCCCCACGGGGGTCTTCGTAACGATCGTCGATGATCTTCTCTGCGATCATAAAAAGCATGTGCTGGTATTTTAGGTCCAACCTCATGGCCTTAGCTAAATCAGCCATGAGGTGCAACGCATCCGCAAATACGATGTCCTCATGGCCAACTTTTCCAAGGTCAAGAAGTTTTTCTCTTACGAGGCGAACTTTATTCTGGACGTTTGCTGTTTTTTGCATCCTACCTAAAAGGCAGGTATAGAGTGATTATCCATCACCCGCATTTGGAGCTACCACAAGCGGTACAGGTCACACAACCCTCCTGGTAGACCAAGGTTCCCTCGGAACCACAATCGGGACAGGTACGGATGCTGGACTTGGTGCCATCCTTGACGTATTTCTTCAAGACACGGGCCATGACCTTACTGAAGCTGAAAAGGTCGCTGTCCTTGTCCCTCTGAAGCTGCTCAATCACATGATGCACAGCCGCTCCATGCCGCAAACTCAAACTCAACATCCGGGTGAAAACCCCGTGGTTAGGATTGTCGAAGGTCTTTACGATGTCCCGAATTACGGAGGGTTCATCCTTATCTCCGTAGTGGAAGTCATAACGGGCACTTGACTTGAGGGTTCTCTTGACGATCCAACCAGATTCAATCTTGTTGGACAACTCGATGAACTCACTCATCCCCCCGAAAATCTCGTAGGGTTTTCCGTCCAATAGACCGACGAAAATCGTCCAGTCTACATAATCGTCCCCATGACGAACTCGGGTTCTGTGAACCTCACAGTCCAACTCCAAGGGCCTACGGGGAGCATCATGCTCCTCGAACCCCTTATCTTCAGCCTTGGGCGTGCTCGTGTCGCTGACTAGAACACCATCACGGCATCCGTCACGATATACCGTGACTCCCTTGCAACCGGACTTCCACCCCTCCATGTACACCTGCTTCACAACATCCACAGTGACATCCTTGGGCAAGTTCGTCGTGTTGCTGATCGCATGGTCAATCCATTTTTGAGCAAGACCCTGGATGCGAACTTTATTGACCCAGGAAATGTCATTACTGGTCGCCTCATAGTAGGGGCTTGCCTTCAAAGCTGAGGTATCCCCCTCATACAACGCCTGAGCAACAACCTTGGGGTCTCGACCCGTTGCTACGCACCACTGCTCAAAACCGTGATGGAGAACATGGAAATGCTGCCATTTGTCTCCTAATTCATCCACGAAATCCACCTTGGCATCCGCCTCACTGGGATTGATTTTCTTTCGTCTCGTGTAGTGAATCAAGTACGCGGGCTCAATGCCCGATGTTGTTTGAGTCTGTGTGGAAATTGAACCACAGGGGGCTGTTGTCGTGTTGGCGATGTTTCTACGGCCATGCTTCTTGTAGAGCTTCTGAATGTCCTCTGGAAGTGCATCAATAATGCGCTTCATGTACACATGGTCCTTCTCCAAATCGTAATTAAACACAGGGAAGGCACCACGTTCCTTGGCCATGATGATGGAACTTGTGTGAGACCCAATTGCCAAGTGCTTGTAGGCATCCTCTACGAACTCAAACGACCCGTCCTTACCATAGACCAAGTTCATCATGGCTACAGCATCACCTAACCCGGTAATACCCAAACCTGTACGACGACCATTGACCGCCGCCTGTCGGATCTTCAACCACAGGCTCCGCTCGATTTCTTTTACGTAGTCGGGCTCCGGGTCTACTTCGATCTTGGCTAGAATCTTGTCCACCTGTTCTAGCTCAAGGTCAATCATGTCATCCATGAGTCTTTGTGCTTTGATGACGGAATCTACGTATCGCTTGAAATTAAACTTGGCCTTGGGGGTGAAGGGGTGCTCAACAAAAGTAGTTACATTGAGCACCATAAGACGACAAGAGTCGTAATTTGACAGAACGATTTCCCCGCAGTTTTTAACGCACAAACCTGAAGAGGTGATGTATTTGTCGTCCTCAGTAGAAGTGACTACATGGTAGTTATGGTTGTCATCAACTGTGATGTTATAGACATCCTCTACACCATATTTCTCTACACTTACTACCTTGTGATTATTCACCACCTGATGTACGAAGTTCTCACCAGTGTTTCTCACCTGTCGATACCCATTAGAGTCAAAGGTATAGAACGGAAACACGGACTCTCCAGACTGTAAATCCTTAAGCTCTACATAGGAGCAGTCTGACTTCATAATCTTGTGGTCCGGGGTGGCAATAAGATAGCTCCCATCATCAAGAATCAACTTCCAAACTTCGGCGTTTTTCTTAGTGAGGCGTGGGTTACGTCCCCATTTAATCTCCACTTTACCTGTTTCTATGTTAGTGGAGTACACAGGAACGTCTTTACCCTCCTCCACCAACTGACGAATAGAAACAGCATTTCTACCATCTGCTACTGCAATCAGGGTGTCGCCTACAATACACGGATTGGTTGATGTAGATGCAAAACCATAGTCCGAGTAGATGTCCGAGGGAGTCATGTTTTTCGCGGTATCCCAGAAAAGCAACCCTGGTTCCGCTGACTCCCATGCTGCCTGATTGATCAAGTCCCAGATCTCTCTGGCAGAAACCATCTCGCTAACAACAGGCTCCTTAGAGTCAACCGGCCAGCGAAGCCGATAGTCTTCTCCGGCATCTACTGCACGCATGAACTCGTCTGAAAGGCGTAGAGAAATGTTCGCCCCGGTGACTCGTGTTCTGTTCTTCTTGATGTTGATGAAGTCACGAACCTGCGGGTGGTGAACACTTAACGTCAACATCAAAGCTCCACGCCGACCACAGTTATGTGCATACAGACCATTAGCAAAAAACAAGTGAACGTCGTCTAGTACAAGATCATAGGTGTTTTCCTCTTGTGCCACCGTAATCGAAGAGACTCTATCAAAAACAAGTCGTGAACTGTCTTCAGGTAGTAAAACACCCTCAACACGTAGTCTATCCACTGTGTTGCGTGACAATAAATGAGAGTTGTCTGGGCAAAAAGAGAATTTGTTGTAAGACACCCCTAAGTCTGCACTTCTAAAAATAGACAGAGTGCAATCACGTTTCGCAACAAAATTCTTCTCTTTTACTTTCTCACTTTCACCATTCAAGAGTTCAATGAACCGTCTTTGACTAGACGCCCCAACAACGGAAAGACTGTAGAGGTCTCTCCACCCTTTCGCACTACGATCTTCGCGATGCCAAGAAGACGTAATCCCGTGTGCCGCCAAAACAACTTTAAGTGTCTGAAGGAAATCCCTCGATGTTGATGAAAATGTGTAACCCTTCTTCGCACCAGACGCATAACCGTCCGCATCGAAATACCCACCAATAAATGCTGCTAACAATGCTTTATCGGCGGACAAAAACTGAGTTGGGAATGTGATGTCCTGGGACTTGACCTTAAAGAACCCATTGACTTTCAAGTACTGAACAATCTGTTCGGAACTGATTCGAAGTCTCTGACAATCACCGTCCCCCGGCTCAATTTTCGCAGTAATGCCAACAAACGTGGTCTCCACACAATTTCTAATCTTGTCAATTACTGTTGGCCAATCGTTAGACAACGCAACCGACAATTCATGATTGGATGTAGTTACTCTAGGGACAACACTAATAGAACCATCCCCATAGAGTTGGCCTAGAAAATAGGCCAACTCTGTTGTCATCTTCGTGGGCAGCGAGTAGGACTTTAATCTGTTCCCACTGTTTTCCATGTTAGGTAAAGACATTTCAATGGAAAAACCTTCCCAACCTTCTCCTAAAATGTTGGAAACAGGGGAGTTCGGACCTAGCTCTCCAACAGCTAGCTCACCTTCCATTGTGTGAAAAACATGGTCCTCAGAAGCATAAATCTCATACCCATTATGGGTAACCATTTTATGGACAAGTTTCCTGTTCTTGAGAACTTTTTGTACAGGAACCCAACCATTGGCTGTCCACACTAATGAACCTGGAGAAATATCTTCGATTGGTTGCAATCCATTACGTGTTAGAACTAAAGTCCCTTCTGCCAAACATTGTGCGACCTCTCGACACGAATTGGAAAACCGATCCATGAAGATCTCAATCCCATCCGTCGTGCCTGCTGCATTAGCCGTAGCCATCCCTTTAGGTCGAAGAGTAGAGATGTCAAATCCTACGCCACCACGACGTTTCATGATTTGAACCTGTTCTTGGTCTGTCATCAAGATACCAGAATAAGAGTCGTGTGGTGGGGCCACTAAAAAACAGTTGGAGGTGCTTTGCACCTTGAAAGGGTTCCCAATCGCGGATTGAGGAGACCCCTGTGCCACTACCTCATCGTAGTTCTTGAACAGGTTGTAGATCTCCTCATAACTCATCGGGTTAGGATACTTCTGCTCAATCCGAGCAAATTCCCTCGCCAATCGCTGGTGCATGTCATCTGGAGTTAGTTCCAAAAACCCATTGTTACCGTCCTGCAACGCATACTTGGTCACAAAGACATTCGCCGCCAAAGCATCCCCCCTGAAATACTCAAGAGACGCCTTGTAGGCTTGGTCATAGGTGTACAACACGGAGGTTGAATAATTAGCTTTCTCTAACGCTGTTTTCGTCATGTCTGAAAAATCCCAAAATAGTAGCTCTCATCAACGAGAGCCGGTATAGCTCTCAAGCTATAAGAGGGTTAATTACTCTAACGTTGTTACTTGCTCGAAGATTACAGACTCGAACACAGACCACGTATCTACCCAGCCTAAACGCACACCACGTTCGATTTCTACCAACTTCGAGAAGAAGCTCAAGAGAGAGTTCTGACTCCATTTCCTCACAAGAGGAAGCACGTTCTTTTTCAAGACGTACTCATTCAAACCGCTACGCTCCGATATTTCGGACGTTCCAATCCCACGATCCAAGAGGTCTCGTATCAGTATCCACTTGACCAAGTTGGAGTTCAACAAGGCCATCGTTTTTAGCACTGTTGACGACTTTGGCCCACCCGTGGTTTTCTTAATCTGAAGCAATAGCTTCGATACTCTTGCTATGCTTTTCTCACCAATCGCCTCAATCAATGGTAAGGCACTCGCCTCTGAAAATGATGCCAAGATACTCCGTAGATCTTCGGGTGTTGCATCTCGAACTCCCTTCGAATCCAATAAGTAACACACCTTCATGACCTCAAAATGTAACACCCCAAGGTCAGTCCCAATCACGTTCACAATGGCCATCGCCAACTCCGAGGAGATCGCTTTGTCGTTTCGACGGAAATCATCCATCACAAATTTCATCGCCCACTCGTCTCTCTCCCAAGGCTTCGGTGAAGAAAACTTCGCCGTCAGTTTTTCAGGCAAAGCCTTCGACAGCTTTTCGAGTTTACTCTTGCTCTTAATCTCACCCTCCACTAAAACCACGACCGCTACATCATTCTCCCCACCTTGATGATGTTCGATTAACAAATCGAGATTAGCCTTTTCTGGGTTGGAGAGAAATACAAGGGTTTTCTCATCGAACAAAACGCCCGTGTTGGACAACACGTCCGAAAGTGAATCATCATCGCCATTCAAGTATTCAACCAAGCGTCCCGTTTGGATACACATAGATACGGCTTCGTTTTGTTCTCGCTTCCGTAAGTACTCCTCACTTCCAGAGAGAATACAAACCGGGGGAGGGTTCTTCCACTTGCTCATAGGAGGGCCGCTAGAATCTCATTTTTGGTTGGTTCATGGTGTTGCAAAGCGGGACGGATTTTCTCCCACAAGGCAAGGGTTCGTTTGCTGTCCAGGGATGATGACAATACCTTGGTCAGAGCCGGAATGAGTTTCTGTTCTCCCATCTCCTTCCACAACTCTATGACCGTCGCCCGGTCCCTTCGTATGGAAGCCTCTACAAGCTCCCTAGCGCGTTCCAAGTCCTCGTCCTCTAGTTGGATGCTGCCAGGGCAGAAAACCTCTCTACAGCGGGAACGAATCGTCTGACTCACATCCCCTGCATCGTTCGCCCAAAGAACGGGACAGATGATCTCCGGGTTGAACTCCTCCAAGGATTTTAGCAACGCATCCGTAGCGGCTTGTCGTGCTTGGTCCAAGGGACCGATCACCAAGGTTCCAACCTTGTCCCCAACAGAGACGGTAGACATCAACTCCACGATCTCTCTAGAATCATCAATTTTCAATCCCTCCTCACCGAAGGGTTCATGGACCAAGGCTCCAAGCTCTCGCGCTTTCCGAAGCGCACGCTCCCGAGCCATTGGTCCATGAAATAACATCGCCATCGTATACGAGGGTTTTTCTCTCACAACCCTCTCTATACTCCAAATCAGATTGTGATTCCGAACATTTTCTTACAGAGGAGACAAGTGTACCGAATATAGGTACTCCCTGTAGGGAGTTTCTGTTTGAACTCAACCTTGCATTTATTCGAGGGACAAGAATTCCCTCCTCTACAAGCCATCCATACCGTCTCATTCTCCGGGAACTCAAACCCTGGAGGGTTCTTCTTTTTTGGTGGTTCTTTGTTACTTGGCATTTTCAATCCAATGGTAGAGGACCATAACCTGCTTGATGAAATTTCAAGGCTAACTCTGTCCCAATAATCTTCACTAACTCTGGAGCATTTCCCTTCAACAAGAGAAGGAAGTTCGGTTTGTTTGCTGGATTCCATCTTGGATCGATCAAGACTGGATAGACAGCCTTATCCCATTGAACTCCATTTACTGTCACAGGAAATCCTGGAACAGTAACGGATGTCAAATATTCCGGTACTCCAACTGTAGGACGTATGTCTACTAACGTAGAACTACTTCCTCTATTCGTTCCTCGATAAATAGGTACAGCTATTCCAAGCAGTATGTACAAGACGGGTACTGCTAATTTATCTCTTGCTTCAGTAGGAGTCAAATTCATCCCCCTACCAAATCTTCTCTGAGCTATCCCAGGCATGTCTCTATTAAAGACATACTGATAGTGTATTTATCGAGTTTCAATACCCCTCCGGGGGTATTTGGGTAATTAAGTATTCTGTCGAGTGTGTCTGTCTGTTGTATCTGTACTAGTAGTAGAAGTATCAGTAGTAGAATGATAAGTATTAGTATTCAGAGTAGTAGAATAAGTATCAGTAGTAGTAGAGTGAGAAGTATTTGTAGAAGTAGTAGAATAAGTATTGGTTGTTGTGTTGGTGTGAATAAGACAACTACTCTAGTTAGTTCTTAATTCTCTTTAACTCTTAATTCAGAGTTAGATACTTAGATCCATCTAGATACTTGACATCAGTAATCAGACTGAGAGGTAAGTAGGAAGATGAAAGAGAAAAGAAGGTTAGAGTATATAGTGACCAAGTAGACTTGGAGTCCAAAGATTTGAAAATCATCTTGATCATCTTGAAAATCCTTCTGGGAAGAGTGGGACTGACTTGTCTTATGAAAAAAGCCTTCAAGGCTGCTTTGGGTTTGTTTCGACTAACACCACTGATTACTCAGCATAACACTTCTTTGTGATTCTTGATTGTTGTTGACCAGAGACTAGGAGTAGTGATTTAGGTCAACCTGATTATTCAATCCAAGATTTCCGATAGTGCTATCTTGTCTCTCTTCTAGTTGCCTAGAGTCTCCTTGAGAGAACTAACTCAATTAAGAAATTGAGTCAAAGCAGCAAGTAACTATACCCAAGGGATAGGGAAGTTAATTAGGTCAGTGTGAGAGAATGGGATTGAAGAGAAATCAGACAGAAAGGGTTGAAAGAAAACGAGACAGAGAGACTTGATCTCTTGGGTTGAGAACAAAGGGAGTTGAGAGAAAAAACGTAGGAAGTCTTGATCTCTCGAAGGGGTTGATAAGACCAGCTTGATCAGAAAGGGTTGATAGAGGGGGGTTGAACCAATGAAGAAGGGAGGGTGCCGGTTGAGCACCCTCCCTAAAATCGTAGGAGGCTTGTAGAGCGATCTTTCGATCAGTCTCGCGTCTTGACACGGATGACTTGGGAAAAGCCTTCACGAGCCTCTGGGGGCGTCTCCGCAAGGCGGCTCGCCATCGACTCAATCACATGGTCAGGGACGCGCCGATCGACGGGGCGAGCAGCGTTCCGCGAGGAACAAATGCCGAAGGCCGTATCCAACCACACGGCTTCCACGGGGACGTTGTATCCGACGACCTTGCTAGAGGCCCGCACGGCCTCCAGGAAACGCTTTCGGTCCTTGCGCCCCGTCATGGTAGCATCGAAGTAGACAACGCCTTCCTGGGCGTTCTGGGAGAGCCAGGTGGACTTGCCCGATCCGGGGATACCGATCAGGAGTACGACCTTGGTCGGACGAGAGGAGACGATCAAATCGTGAAGGGTCTCATAGGCGACCTTCCAGATCGCACCTTGCTCACTCGGAACGTGAACATACTTCCCATCCACCATCCGATAATCATCGGGGCACACGAGTCCGGCCAACTTCTGTGCTTGCGCAACTCGGGACAAACGCTCTTGGAATTCGCTCATGGTATCTATTAAACGGCTGGAACCCTGTTTTTTTACACCGGGGCTGGAAGAAATTCTCGGAGATACCGACTGACGTTATGCCGCGCTTGCTCTTCGAACTCGTCTCGGAACAAGTCCGTCAGGTAGATGGAGGGTCGGCTCAACAGACTCTCGAAGAACTTCCTTCGCCCCGCGCTGAACAGATCATCAGGTACGTTGGCATACTCTGCGCGGATCTGCTCACAGTAGGTCAGGAATCCTTCCCAGGGGCGACCGAGAACGGACATATCCACGTCCAGGAAGCACTGCACGTATTCATCCTCATGGTCGTGGGACTTCGTGGCCAAGATCATTTCCGCCACCCTGTCAAGAAGCTCCGGGGGAGCCTTCCCAGCAAAAAACTCTCGCATGAACTCCACGCTACGTTCCTCGTTGTCCTTTGCCATTGGGTCATATACCACGTCATGGAACAGGATCGCGAGTAGCACATCGGCATAGAGGGGGCCAAAAACCCGTCTCCAGACGGCACACAAGTCCGCCACATGAGCGAAGTTGTGATAGGTGCACTGGTTCTTTGCGTACCGCGCCGCGATAGCAGAGACTTCATCGCTGGTCAGAGTGAAGTCTCCCAAGTCATCCTCGAAGCAGGTGACATCGCTGGTCATAGCGTCCATCTTACCCCTTAAACGACTGAAGGGGGTCGGTTTTTACACCCCCCCTTGTGGAAACGTATGCGCTAACCGCGCATACTAGGTAAAATCAGAAATCGTCGTCGAAGAGGGACGATTCGAGATCATCGTGCTCGAAATCGTGTTCACGGTCGTCTTCGTCATCGAAAAACGACATGTCGTCCTCGTCCAGAATGGGATCGATGTCCCAATCGTGGGCATCCGCGTTGAAGAGGGAGGGGTCGATGTGGAATTCTTCGTCCATGATATTTGTTCTTGTGTGTTCAGGAAGGTTGGTTCTACACCCTAAACGACCACCCCCGAGGGTTTTTTACACCGGAGGGGGTAAAAAGTTAGGTCAACGTCGCAAGCGAACGATTCGTGAGGGTGTCTCAGAGCGCCACCGGGAGTAGGCATCAGGTTGCACCCTGTCGAGCATTTCCCCAAGCCAAGCAATCTCGGAGCGATTGGCATAAAGAAGCTCTCCGCTCTCGTGGTCATGGTAGTGCCAGCAAGGTCCGACCTTGGTTGCGCCAAGGTAATGCTCCGCAATCGTGATGTTGTTCCTGATTCGGTCTTGGTCGTGGGTCATCGGTGTTTGGTGGTTTCTGCGCATGACTCTGTTCTTCCTCCTACCCTAAACGACCACCCCAGACCATTTTTTACACCGAGGGGATAGAAAAAACCCGGCGTCAATATGACACAATGTAGGTGAAAGTATTCCGTTCGTAGCGGAGTGTGTTCTTGAATTTAGGGCCTTCTCCAAACCCTTCAGATTCGCCGTCCCCGCGACCATACCCATGACCTTCCCCAAACCCCCACCCATTCCCATACCCACTCCCAATCCCACTTCCATACCCAGTCGAAAACCCAGCCTCATACCCCCATCCACGCCCACTCCCATTTCCATATCCATACCCACGAGTCCACCTGTCTTTCAACAAGCGGACGGAGTAGTTTTCGAGTAGGAGTTGAACAATCATTTTTTCATCCCTCTACGATGTAAATCGTTTGAACCTTGGCTTTTCCGTCCCCATCTCCAAACCTAGACCCTTCCCCAGTCCCACTTCCATCTCCATGCCCCCGACCCCCATACCCATTTCCACACCCAACCAAATCCCCAAAACCAACCCCAAGCCCAAACCCATCCCCACTCCCTCGACCCCCGTCTCCGTCCCCACCCCCATACCCATACCCAGACCCACGCCTAGACCCATCTCCAGATCCATGTCCATATGTACTCTTGTCTTCCAACAGGTGAATAGAGTACCCTTCGAGTAGGAGTTGAACAATCATTTTTCATCTCCCTCTACGATGTAGGTGGTTTGATCCTCGGTATATCCGTCTCGGGGGCGCGGGCC